CATAATGTACTAAAAAATAATATAATATGAAAAATAATAAGTGATGTGTTTATAAACACACAAGTCCTTCTGGAGGAATTTATATTGGGATAACTAAACAAAATCCTATAGTTAGATGAAATAATGGTTTTGGATATAAAAGAAATCCTCATTTTTATAATGCTATACAAAAGTATGGTTGAAACAACTTTCAACATGAAATTATATTTTCAAATTTAACTCAAGAAGAAGCAGAAAATTACGAGAAAATTTTTATCGCTAAATATAAAAACGGAGGTAAGTGTTATAACATTCTAGATGGAGGATTGCACTCAATAGTAAATACTTCTAAAAAAGTTTATCAATATTCTTTGGAAGGAAAATTTCTAAAAGAATGAAATTCTGCAGTAGAGGCAGCAGAATTTTATAAAGTATCTCAAAGTACTATTACTAATTGTTGTAATCCTAAATATAGAACTAAAACAGCATGTGGATTTATTTTTAGTTATAATAAAATAATTACACAATCTTCAGTAATTCCTATTTCTCTAAAACCAATAAATCAATATGATTTAAATATGAATTTAATAAAAACATGATCTTCTAGAAAAGAATTCCAAAAAGAGTTTCCAAATTGAAGAATTAGTGAGTGTTTAAATGGTAAAAATAAATCCTGTAATAATTACATATTTAAATATGTCGATGAAAATAATACATTAGAAAAACCCATTCATCGAGGGAAACAGATTGTTATTAATGGAATTACGTATCAATCTTTAAAACATGCTTCTTATAGCCTAAAAATATCTATATATAAAATAAAGAAATTATTATGTTAAAATTGTTAAAATTTGGAGCTTCATATTGCGCACCTTGTCGATCTTTAACTCCTATTCTTGAAGAACTTAAAGATAAAGTAACTATAGAAGATATCGATGTAGATGAAGTAGATCCTGTCGTACTTACAAATTATAAGATTAGAAATATTCCAGTATTGATTATTACTAAAGATAATGTAGAAGTTTGGCGCCATGTAGGAAGTATTTCTAAAATAGATCTTGAAAATAAGCTTAAAGAATATGAGACTAATTAAACCATCTATAGAAATACTTGAACAAGGCTCAGGAATTCAAGGAATTTATAAGCAAATTGAGAAAGCAGGGCGTACATGCTATAAGTCAGAGAATCTAATAACAGAAGATTCTGCAGAAAAATTTGTTAATATGATTAAAGATAGACAGCATACAGCTATGCTTGAACATGGTACTGTATATCTAAACATTGAAGACTATTTTACAGATATCAAAAAAGTAATTCCAAAATATCAGTCAAATAAATATAGTGTTACTAAAATTGGGCCACTTGGACGCAGTGGTCGTCAAGCATACATTACTACTAATTATAGAGTTCTTATAGAAAATAATTGGTTAGATGACCTTCAATATCAATGTGAACCTACAAAATATCATGAAAAGAGAATTACTGTAAAATTTATATGTGATAGAGGCATTTCTCATGAATTTGTCCGCCACAGAGTATTTTCTTTTGCTCAGGAATCTACCCGTCAAGAAACAATGGCGGCTTAAATAAGTAATTATTTATGCATAACCCAGTGAATTGCTGGAAGGCTAAAATTTATTAAACTTTTCTACAAGTTTGGATATATCCAAATTTATCATTAACTTTGTTACAGTAATAAATATAAAATTTTTAAGCTATGAGAAAAATGGATATTAACGTAGGTGATAAATTTGGAGATTGAACTGTAACAAATATAAATGTTCCATCAAAGAATAAAAGTAGATATGTATTATGTCAGTGTAAATGTGGCTATATGGGAGAAGTTAATGCCTCAGCCCTTAGAACTGGAAGGAGTTCTAGCTGTAAATCCTGTGCCAAAAGGAAAAATACCACAATTTTAAAAGTAGGAAGTAAATACAAACATTGGACTATACTAGAAGGTCCAATATACAAAAATTCTACTGCTTATTACAAAGTTAGATGTGATTGTGGGACTGAAACCTATAAGTTACCTATAGAACTTCTTTATAAAGATAGGGACTTTCAATGTGAAAAATGTGCTCATAAAGAGAATATGGAAAATATTAGAAAGAAAAATGGAGAAGTTGGAGAACTTACTAAAACTGAATATACTAGGCTTAAGAGGTCTGCTGAAAAGAGAGCTTATGTTTTTGAGGTTTCTATAGAATACTTATGGAATCTATTTCAAGAACAAAAACAAATTTGTGCTATTACTGGGGATTATATCCCTAATATAGAAGAAGCTTCTCTTGATAGAATAGACTCCTCTAAAGGGTATATTGAAGGTAATGTTCAATGGGTAACTTATCAAGCTAACTTAAGTAAACATGTTATGACAATGGAACAATTATACGAGTTTTGTAGAAAAGTATTAAATCATGCTAATCAGCAGCCAAGCCAGAGGTTAACAACTCTGGAAGGTTCAGAGACTAATTGATGAAACTATGTCTAAAATAATTTTTGAATGTCCTGTATTACAGGAATTTTGGGACAAATATATAGCCAATAGAGATTGGAATAAAACTTGTAAAGAGATTAGTACAATTCTTGATGGCTTAGAGTATTTTAGTGTAGAATATAATTCAAACACGAGTGCTGGACATCCTTTATAGGATGATGATATAGTCCGATACTCTTCTGAAAAGAAGAGAGTTAAGGATAAAGAGCCTTAATGTAACAAATGTATTGTAATTATAGTAAGGATAAGTTTGGAAAAGAACTTACTTTTATTATTCCATGTTGGTTAGATATCCCAGAAGGTCAAAGTTATTGGTATGATGGTTTTGGGTATCGTGTAGGAGCTGATATACAAAATCAAAATTTTGGATACATTAAAAAGTCTTCAAATTATCATAATTTTCTATATGCATTAGAAGAGGCAGAAAAATCTTATCTTCGTTTACTAGATGAAGGCTGGACTCCACAACAAGCAAGATCTATACTTCCTAATTCTCTTAAAACAGAACTAGTTATGACTGGAACGATTGAACAATGGAAAGAATTCTTTAAGTTACGTAGTCCATTATACGGAGCAACAGGAGCTCATCCCCAAGCAGCAGAGCTAGCAGATAAACTGTATATACAGTTTAAGGAGAAAAATTATATTTAAAATGAGCCATTATAAAGAAACAGTACAGTATGATCATGTAGATGAAGAACAAGAACATTCTTTTAAACATCTTTATGCAGATTGAAATTCTAAAACAAATACTGTAACTGTATGAAATAAAGAAGGTATAGTTATATATAGTGGATACGATGATGAAGCTAAAGCTTTAGGTTGTTTATTATCTAATATTAGATGCCAAAAAATCGATAAATTTCCACATGAAGATTAAAATTATAAGATATGCAACTCATTAAAGCATGTAAAGAATTAATGATTAGAGAGCCCTTTTATGGGCTCTTTCTTCTTAATTTAAATAAAGAAATATCTGATACATATGTAGATACAGCTTGTGTTTCTAGAAATGGAGTAAATTCTAAACTAGTTATAAATCCTAATTACTGAGATAAATTAACTGACAGTCAGCAGTTAGGTTTATTAAAACATGAGCTAATTCATATATGTTTTAACCACATGTTTATTGAATCAGAACTTCGAATTAGTGATCATAAATTATTTAATATTGCTTGTGATTTAGTTTGTGATCAATACATAAAAGATGTTCCTGATAATATGTGGGATCAACTAAAAGACAAATATCCTGATTTAGCAAAAAACTTAGAAAAGGATAAAGGTGCAAAATATTATTATGAAGAGCTAATAAAATATGCACAGAAAAATTCTCAGTCTGGACAGAAAGGGCCAGGTAATGGGAATAGAGGCACAACACAAGGTCTTGATGGAATTAGTGGAGGAGCTGATGATCATAAGTCTTGGAAAGAATATCAGAGCCTTGATGAAGCAGGAAAAAAATTAATGCAAAATCAAACTGAGCATCAATTAAAAGAAGCAGCTACAGCTACTACTAAAAGTAGAGGTAGTATTCCAAGAGAATTTCAATCAATAATTGATGCATTATTTAAAGTAGATCCTCCTATATTTAATTGGAAAATGTATTTCCGAAGATTATTAGGAAATTCATTCAAAACTTATACAAAAAAATCTCTTCGAAAAGAGTCTAATAGATTTGTTGGAAGTGCAGGAATTAAAGTAAAGCATAAACAACACATCCTTGTTGGAATTGATACATCTGGATCTGTAAGTGATTCAGAATTACAAGATTTTTTTAGTGAGATCTATCACATATATAAAACTGGGTCTATGGTAACTATTGTAGAATGTGATGCCGATATTCATAAAATATACGAATATAAAGGAAAGTTTGATGGAAAAATTACAGGTAGAGGAGGTACAGATTTTAAACCTGTAATAGATTATTATAATGCTAATCTAAATAAATATACTACTTTAGTATTTTTTACGGATGGTTATGCTCCATTAGACACATTCAAACCTATGCGACAAATGATGTGGGTTATTACAAGTAATGGGTGTAAAACTCAAAAATATCCAGGACATACTATTTTTATACCATAAAATATGAAGAAAAATATAAATACAATTAATATTGAAGAATTAAAAACGTTAGCTAGTTATATTATTGATAATAATAAACGATTATATAATGAGCATAAAAAGACTACTGCAATTGAAGTAGTAGGTGAGTCAGGTTTAGGAAAAACTTCAGCTATTATTCAGTTAGCTAAGGAAAGAGGAATGGATTGTGTCAAGTTAAATCTCTCTCAATTAGAAGAATTAGGAGACTTAATTGGATTTCCGATTAAAGAATACTATGTTTGCACTGAACGTCCTAGAGTTGATGATGAGGGAATGCCATTAGTAGAAAACGGTGTAATAGTAAAGGATGAAGACTGTATGTGGGTTTCTGCAGACGTTTTAGATTCTTATATTGCAGAAGGTTATCGTATTAAGGATAATATATCTCGAATGGGATATGCTCTTCCAGCTTGAGTTCCAACTAATCAAAATCCTAATGGAACAATTTTAATTCTTGATGACTTTAATCGTGCGGATTAAAAAATATATTGTAAAGTTTTGTTTCCTGAATAAATTTAGTATCTTTGATATAAATTTAAAAATATGGAAAAACTAACATTACAAAAGATTAAAGTTTATAAAAAAGTTTGTGGAATTTATAAAATAAAGATCCACGATAAAGAATATATAGGAAGTTCAAAAAATATTCAGCATAGATTAAGACAACATCTAATTACTTTAAAACAAAATAAACATCACAATCATACTATGCAAAATTTGTATAACAAGTATGGCATTGATAATATTTATTTTGAAGTTATAGAAACTTGTCTTGAGGAAAATAGAATTAGTAGAGAAA